ACCTGCTGCTGAACGCGCGGCTCGTCGCCAAACTTGACGTCGGGAAGACCTTCGTAGTTTCTGGCCTCATTCGGCGCATAGATGCCGCCTTGCACGCCGCGCGCCAGCGCCTCGATCCGGTCCTTGTGCGCCGACCGGAGCAACGCCGCCGTATCAAACTCGACGTATTCGTCGGGCTGGCCTTTCAACAAGAACAGCACGCCGATTGCTTCCTCAATGTGGTTGAGGCAGAAGCCCAGACCGGAAGCAATCCAACTCTGCATCAACAGCTCGGTCGAGCTGTAGGTCGCGCCACCGAGTCCGAGAATCTGCAACGGGATGCGAAACGCGAGCGCGATGTGCTCGTTGGTCAGCTTCAAAATCTCGGCGGTCGCAGCATCCTTGCCACCCACCGCCCACGGCTGCACTTTCAAGCCCGCCGTTAGAATTGGCGTGCCGCCTTGATGCAGGCCCTTGGCCTGATCATTCCAGCGATCACGCAAAGCCTGCACTTGGTCCTTGTCGAGCGTGAGATCGGTTGACAGCACGGCGCTCGGTCGCGCCTCGTTCATGTAGAACGATTGCTGTTGCCGCGCGATGGCGTTGCCGACGCCGATGTCGCCGTAGGCCGCCAGGATTGGACTCTCGCCAATCAGCGGCACCGGATAGCGCTGGCGCTCGGTATGCAATTTGATGTGCAGCACGTCGCGCGCGGGCACGAGCAACGTGGCCTCGCCCAATCGCGCGGTGATCACGTCGTTGCCATGCAATTGATAAAACACCTCGCCATTGGCCGCGAGGCGCGGAAAGGATTGCTCGGGCTTCATCAAGTGCCATTCGTCGATCTCAAACCGATCATTGCGCAGACACAGCGCATAGGCATTGCCGGTGAGATAGAGCGAGCGCACCGTGTTAAGCAGGAAATCGCTGATCGTCTGATAGTCATTTGGATAGCGCAGCAAACGGGCGAGAGCCGAGTTTTTGACTCGGTCCCGCCCGCCTTTGCTGTTAAGCCGCCAGTGATCGCCCGGACACATGGCAACCGTTTGCGCGTAAGCAGACACGCAAGCCTCGACCATCGCACTTTGCGTGGACGTGCCGATTGGATCGTAACCCAATTGCCACCAATTGGTGTACTTGCCCACATCGGCAGGCAACCAGCCGCCCGTGATTGGCAGATACCAAGGCCCCGGATGGTATTGGCCCTCGGCCTTGCCAATCAGGCGAGACGTTATGCGGTTCAGCCAGTTCGCCACAACTTACTCGGCGTTTCGATGCTGCCGGGTCTGATAGTTTTGAGGCTTGGCGTGCGGCTTTTCCGCTTCGACTTGTCGCGTGACATACGGATCAGGTCCGCTGCCATCGTCCTCATGCTCGAGAATGTGCGCACCGCACGCCGCGAGATCATTCTCCTCTTGCGTCGGCGTCGGCTTGCCTTTCGCGCGCTCGGCATATTCAGCGCGCGACTTGTCGGCGAGCTTTTTTTCCTCGGCGAGCGCTTTCTTTGCGGCCTCGGTCTGCGGATCATCTGCTAGTTTGGTCATTGGATTATGCTCCTCATATTCGATTTTTTGCGCAGGTGATCGCTCGCCGTGCGCAGGTCCGTGCGCAGTTTTCACCGCGCACGGTCAACGCTTGTTACCAAGTGACGCTCTGGGTCCACGCCACGGTGCCAGCACGACGCTGCAGCCAGTTAAGCGGCATCACCATGCGCAACGCGAGCGAGTCAGTCTGAAACAGCGAGCGCTGTGGTGCGGCGACCGTGCTCGGTGACGCGACCAGATCGGTAGGATTGGTATCCTCCATGTGCAGGGTCGCCTGATCGCTCATCTCCATACGCGGAGCCTCGCCCCCGACCACCACGAAGTCGGCGGCGTCAACCAAGATCAGCGTCTTGGCTGCAACCGTCGCGGAGTCGATGAGCGGGATTCCGTTCAACGTGCCGCCGCGGATTTCGTCGCGGAACGGGAAGATGCCGGTGTTAGCGGCACTCAGCATTGACGCCCGGAGCAGGTCCGTTTGGTTCGCAAGCCAAACGAGATTCCGCACGTTGCCATAGGTGTTCGCCGAGATTGAGTTGATCAATCCAACGATGTCACCGACCAGAGCGGCAATGCCACCGCCTACCGTGGCAGTTGTCGCCGCGACACCATTGAGCAGGCCAGCGGGCCTGATCGTGGTTGCGGGGTTGGCGTCGATCAAGACGCTATCAATCGCAACGCTCGTGTCGTCCGAGATCGCCTGACGGATCAGGCCCTCGATAGCAGGCACCGAATGGTCGCCCATTTCACGGGTCCACGTGGAAATGACGGCCATTTTCTTCGGCACTAGCGTCTGCGAGGTGAACGCGCCCTGACGGACGGGGATTGCCAATCCCTCACCAACGAACGAGCCTGCGAGGCTCGGCGTGCGCGACCGCGTCGGGATCACGATGCGGCCAGACGCACCGAAGCTCAGTGTCAATCCCTTGGGCGCGAGGCGAGTGACAATCGCCTTCGGCATCAAGAGCGGCATGAGATCGGCATAGGTCTGTTGCACAAGCTCGGCGGCCCAGCCCGTGACCGTGGTCATGGCTGGCGCAGAAGCGGCACGCGTGACGATCTCGCACATGGCTTTCGTGCCGTCGTCGTCACCGTAAACCTTCTGCCGCGTCTCCTCGACCGACCTGTTCGTTGCCTTGGCGATGTAAGTCACCACAGCACCGCGCACGAGATAGTCCATCAGATCGAGGTCTTTCTTGCGCGTGACGATGACCGCGGGCGCTGCGACGCGCTCGGTCGTCATCGACGTTGTCGCAAGCGCACGGCTGCGCACCGTGCCATTGCCGGGATCGCCCTGCGACGATTTCCCCAACAGCTTCTCGGAATCAATCAGCGCCGCCCGCGTCTTTTCGAGTTGGTTGATCTCGGCGTTGAAACGTCCCGTAACTTCCAAGTCAGTGTCGCTGACGTTGGTGTCGTCCATCTTGGAAAGATGGTCTTCCAGTAGATCCCGCTTGGCGACGATCTGCGTCTCCAAGTCGGTAATGCGTTGAGCAAGGCCAGACATGGCGGTGCCCTTTCCATTCACGAGGTGCTTAGGCTTGCTCGCCGTGAACCCGCGCCGCCTGATGCCCGTGTCCTTGTTGCCTTGCTCGGCGAACACGAGATCAATCGTTGCAGGGGATATTTTCAGAGACTTCGCAATGGCCAGCGCGTTCGGATTCGCAGGCACGCTGACCAGTGAGGTTTCGACTAGCTCGCTCTTGGTGAAGAACGATCCGAACGTGGATTCTTTGCGCGGCTTCGACTCCATTGGTCGAAAGCCGACGCTGACCGCGCGCAGAATGCCTGCCTCGATCAGCTTGCGGATTTCATCGATCCGCGCGCTCGTGCCTTCCGGCGCGAGTTCAAGATGGCCGCGCAGCTGCTTGTCCTCGACACGCAGATTGCGCCACCTGCCAATTGGAAAATCGCTCTTGTGGTTGAACAGCGCGATGGGATTGCGCTTGAAGTTCGCCAAATCCCACCCGTCCGACATGATCACGTCGTCCATGCGGTCGGGCGTCTCGTCGCTCAGCACGAACTCGAGGCCATTGACCTTGCCCGCGTGCGTCTTGTGCTTGATGCCGCGCGCCGCTCTGCCTTCGTCGTCGCTGTCGTCGCCGCCTTCGTTGTCCCAGATCACCTGACAGGCGTCTTCATCGCCGAGTTCGTCGATGCAGCGGTCGAGAAAATCCTGTTCGCTCTCGCCGTCTTCGGGCTCGATGTCGGCTTGCTTGACGGTCTTATCCAGCATTGGATTTCTCCACTCTCATGAAGGCCAGCCACGAATTCTCGACGTGCTCGATGGGCCAGCCTTCGGCATGCAAGCGATTGAGCGCCTGCGTCACTTCCACAGCGGGGTTAGAAAAGTCGTGCCAGACGATGATGCCGGCACCTCGGATCAATCGGCGTGCGAGCCTGCTCTCGTGCAGCACCGCGATCTCGCTGTGATCGCCGTCGATGAACACGGCGTCGCAGGGCTCAAGGTGCCCCGTGCGCAGCAATTGCGAGCGCGTCGTCAGCAAGAAAAAGCGCGAATCGTCTGCAGCGTAACAGCCCGCACTCGCCGGGACTTCGCTACGCTGGCATTGCAACGTCGTCTCATGATCGACCGGCACATCGATGCCGATGTATTTTCCCAGCGTCGGCACGTTCTCGAGCACGCGCTTTGCGGTGATGCCCGCATTGCAGCCGAATTCAATCATCACCTTGGGCGCGACGCTTTTGACCAGCGCGACCAAGATTGCCGTCTCGTGTTGGTTCAGATATCGGCTGAACGGGCCGCGAAGCGGCACCGCCCCAAGTTCAGCGCCCGACCATCGCCTCAAGAGCACTCGCCCAATCGTCGGCCTTGGCTTGGCGGCACAGCCTCACATTCTCATACCAAGGCGCGAGCCATCGCCAGCTTGCCCAATGCGACAACAGCCCGGTCACGCGCGGATGGCCGATGGCTCCGGCCAGATGCAACGCGGCAGTATCGACGCTGACGATCTCGTCCATGCACATCATCATCGCGGCGCAATCGGCAAAGTCTTCGAATTGATGAACGTTGACGCCCAGCTCGCGCGCCTCGTCGGCGTTTTGCGTTTGAACACTGTGGATTTCCACGTCGCCCAAGGCCTCGACCAGCTCCCAAAGCGGAATCTCGCGCGGATAGTCGCCCTTGCTCGGCTTGCCAATTGACCATGCGACGCCGACCTTGCGGCGCGGAGATTGAATTCGCTCCCGCCAGGATTCGACCAGCTTCGCATCGACCGCAAGATATGGCCGACCATCAACGTTCTGCGGCTTGACGTGCAGGAAGTGCAAGAGATGCAGGATCGGGCAGAAGTAATCCGCGCCTTCGGAAAACGGTTGGTTCGCCAATCTCTGCAGTTCGGGCGGCAACCTCACTACAGCGCGCGCGCCCACCGTGCGGAATGACGGCACATAGCGCAGCATTTGGATTGTGTCGCCGAAGCCATGCGCGTGCAGCAACAGCAATTTCTTGCCGCGCAAGTCTTCGCCCCGCCAAGGTTTCATGCTTAGCGCGAGTGTTTCGCGCACCTGTGGCCGCATGAACGGGGAGTGTTGCTCGCATTCCAGATATTCGGCTAGGCCTTCATCCCAGCGGCCAGCCGCGAGCAGCACCATGGCGCGATTGAACTTGCTGCGCAGCGTCGGGAAAATCTGGAGCGCCAAGCCGCTTTCGGCCAATGCCTGCTCGATCTGGTTCTCTTTGTAGAGTTCGACCACGCGATTGAAATGCATGAGATAAGCATCGATGTTCACGAACACGTCGTTGCGCACGGCACGCCGACCGATTGGCTTGCCGCCGTGCGAGACGATGATCTCGCTCGGCACCTCGGCCTTGTGACCGTTGGTGCCTTTGACTTCGTAAACTTCGCCCTGCGAGGTTAAGCCGCGCCACCCGTAGCCGGTGATCTCATACGCGACGACGGGATCGAGATCGGGCAGATCGTCAACGAAGGCCTGCACCGGATCACTTCCAGCTCGGCGTGAGCCACGCCACCGCGCGCGAGTCGCGCAGTGCCCACGACACAGGCCATCGCACTTTCACCGCGATGCTCTCGGTTTGATACAGGCTGCGCTCTGGCCCCGGTGTCTGGCCCGGTGTACCCGGTGATGCGTCCTGCATCACGAGCGCCGCCGCGTTCGCCGTCTCAACGTCGGGATCGGCGCTGATTGCTGCAACGATGCCCTTTGTCGCGATAGCAACGAGATCGGCCCCGACTGCGCTTGACGATATAATCGTGACGTTCGGCAACATCTGGCTTTGATAGTGCATGGCCATCGTGGTCGCTCGGCCCGCGCCGGTCACAATGGCAAACGGTCCTTTGCCACCAACTGCAGAAACCGCGCTGATCAGGTTCGACACGTCTTCGGCGAATGCCTCATAGAGATCGGCGTTCGCGCTCGCCGTCAGTGCGGAGATGCCGTTGCGAATGCCAGCCGGTCGCGTGTTCGCCACAGCGGCGTTGCTGTCGAAGAACGCCGCGTCAAGCGCAAGGCCCGTCGAGCGCACGAGGCAATCGCTGATCAAGGCCTCGGCGTTCGAACTCTCGACCATCTCGCGCGTAAGTGCCGCAATCGTCGCCAGCTTGTACGGGTTCAATAGCGCCGCGCCGCTCGTGAGTTGGCGCACGGGGATCGGATCGCCTTCCTTGACGAACCCGCTGTTGCTTGCCGATGCGACAAAACCTGGCGCGCTGATCAATCCCGTACCATTCCAATCCAACGTGAGCGCCTGCTTCAAAACGTCAGCCGTTCCCGATGCTGCGCCCAACGCCTCGACCGTGTCGGCAACGGTTTTCGCCACAAGCTCGGCGGCCCATCCCGGGGTGAACGTCGTCGCTGGCGCGGACGCGGCGCGCTCGATCAATTGCAACAGCGATCGATCGTTCGGATAGATCACGTTCGCTGCGTCCTCGGCACGGACACGCCACAGGCTCGCGAGCGCCTTTGTCGTCAGCATGCGCGTGCAGAGATTGCCGCTCGATACAGACTGCGGTTCGCGGCGAAACGCGCTCTGGCTCTCGTGCTTCATTTGCCTTTTCCTCTCGTTGGCGGCGGCGCGCTCAGTGCCTCTATCTCGGCCTCGGTCAATCCAACGTCGCGCGCGACTTGATCGCTGACTTTCTTCGCGGCCTCGTGGTCGCCATCGGCGAGGATTGCCGCGTGCAAATGATCATCTTCGAAACGATGATTGCTTACTGAATAGAGATCATGCTGGCGTCGGCCCATGGTGTTCGCTCTCTCTCGCGAAGTGTCGCCGCTCGCGAAGTATCGCCGCGCAGCGTCTCGAGCAGCATTCGCGTCGGTTGAACACGGTGATCGCTTCCATGCTTCCGGCCTTGGAAAT